ATCTGGCCCCCCGTAACTGAGCGTTTTTGAAATCCTGCCCCTCATTTCTGCCTCTGCATTATCACCGGTCAATTTAAATGCTTGAAGAAGAGATTCATAACTTGCTTTGGCTTCTTTTGGAGTTGGAGGCTGTTTTTTATACATTGCCTGCCTAACCATTCGCAGATCATCCTTTTGCTGTTCATCGTCTGTATTGCTTGTTTTTGGAGTTTGCTTTGGCTTTTCTTCTTCTTGTTCGAAGAGATCTTCTGCCAATGTTCCTTTTCTCCTTACTTCCTTCTCAATGAAATACTTTCTTATCAGCCTTCCGTAACTAGCTGGTGGCTGGTATTCGCCATCCAAGATAGTCTGAATGGCCAATAGGTGAATCGACTTGTTCATATAATCTTGAACTTCTTTCTGATCCTGTGGGCTAAGTTCTTGTTTTGGCTCTTCTGACTTTTGCTCCCCTGCATCTGGAGTCTTTTTCTTTTCTGGCTCTGGTCTTGGAGCCGATGTTGCTGCCGATGTTGCTGCCGGTGGTGAAGTTGGGGTCGGCTTTAAGCCAGGAACATTTAGCCATGTTTCTGGTTTTGGCTTTGGTTTAGGGACTTCTAGCCATGTTTCTGGTCGTTGCTGCTGCTTGCTTCTTCTCTGTTTTGCGTATTCCCTAGCAGAAAGAAAAGGTTGTGTTTTGGAAACTTCCAATATTAAATCAATTTTCTCGTCAAGGTTTTGCATTATGGCCAGTCTCCCTTGTTATAAATAGTTTGGAAAAGCAAAAAGACCGGAAGTCCTAACGTCTTCCAGCCTTTGATTTATTCTTGGCGTCTTCGTNNTGNTTGTTNTCTTTCTCNAANTGTTCNGNNAATCTTTGAAGAAACCAGCGACGAATGGTTAGAGGAAGATTATAAGCCTCCATAAAAGACCAGTTGCCGTGGTANTTTAGAAGGAATANCTCCTCATAGACAGANGCAATNTAATCATTGCTTAGACCAAAAAAAGTCAACCGTCATNGGTATNTCCACCTCCTTCCCAAACCCACAAGCGCCACAAGTAAAGTGTTGGGTCATATCTAGNCCGGGCACCACTTTAAGATAAGCTGAACGTAGATAACGGGAGTCAAAAGCGGGCATAGCATCGATTGCTTGGCTAATGAGGCTTCGGTCCTCAACCCCGTTGATAGAGACCACAATCTTTCTCAACTGGTCCGTAAGGTTGGTTTCGAGTCTCTTGCTCTTCTTTCTTGCTTCCATCTGTTGGGCAAGTTCGTTTTCGTCCTTGTTAGAGAGGAGCCTGACTTCTACTTGGAACTTGGTTCTTGGGAGAGAAATAATGTAAGTTCCATGTTCGGTGGGCTGGATATCTAGGCCCTCTAGATCGTCACCAAGGTACTCTTCTACCTCGGCAAGATCGAAAGTATGCTCTCCAACAGTAGAACAGTTAGGACAAGTCACCTTTGTTGTGTAGTCTGCTCCGAAACCGTTGATGCGCGAAGCAACAAGAATTGCGTTCTTATCACCGGAAAGAAGTGAACCAACATTGATTCTCTTATCAACTAAGACATTCTGAATGAATCTGTCAATAGCGATACCTTTCTTTAGAAGCGTTGGTGAAGTTAGAATATCTTCATCCTTTGCTGTCATAAACTTGATTTCAATTGTTTCTGCTCCGTGTAGAGGGTGGGCTTCTGGGTAGAACCTGCCTCTGGATGGTAGATCAACAATCTCTGTTGGTGTTGAAAAATCAAGTGTTGGCACGGGTTGTGCCGCAACAGCAGGGGCCGGGTCAGCGCCTGCTGAAAGTCTCTTTGAATTATCTCTCATTATTACCTCTTATTAAAATGGATTTTCCCTTTCTGATTCCTCCTGAACAACTTGAGATGGATCTTCGGGAGGGTTTGATTCTTCCGGCGGGATAGCCGCAAGCCTCTTTGTGATTGACTCACTAGCACCATCAGACCCGCCAAACAATTTGAAGTCTTCAAAGTAAGGGAATTCTTGTTCGATGTCGGAACCGTCTCTAGGGAATTTAGCCATTCTACAAACAAAGTTTGAATAAACCCAGTCAATTTGAATCTCTACTAGTTCACCGCTTGAGTAATCTAACTTGCCAAAATCAATCCTTGAAGGGTAAGCATTGTATAGAATCCATTCTTCTAACTCTAATGATTCACCCGGCTTGAAACTGTCAAGCTGATATATTTTGACATGTCCAATTGTATTTAGGAGAGCTTGTTGCGGACTAATATTTCGATCACATAGTTGATCAGTAATTGCCTTATCATTATAACCCGTTCTCCTTATCCAACGCAACAATTTTCTTGTGACATTTGGATAAGATGGATCAACCAGGGTCATTGACACTTTTTTCAGCTTTGGTTGCTCAAGGTTAATATCTATTAGTGCGTTTTGGCTGCCGAGATTGAAGTAATCTCCCTCTGGAACATTTGAAAGAATTTCAAAACCCGGCTTATCAACTGACTTGGCATACCAAGCAACAGCCGTGTCAGTCTTTTTGTCGTTTGCAAAATCGCCAAGATTGCTTTCGCCAGTCGTGCCGGGCGCGTCTTCGAATTGGAATCCGTCTACTTCAACACGAAAGCGAAACTGAGCCTTGGGTTCAAAGCCAGTATTCGCTGTCCAAAATCCGCCTTTAGTCACCGGCTACCTCTCAGACCGTGAATGCGTTTGTCACGGTCTCGGAGTCAAACTGAGCCCAGTCATAACGGAACTTAACCATGACCTCGGTCAAATCTTCGGAACCATAATCTAGATCGCCGAAAGTAACTTCCTTAACCCAAGCGTGCCAGAGTGTCCACTTCTCAAGTGAGTTACCCTCTTCGTCAATCTGCTCAATAACAATAATGCCGGTAGCATCAACAAATCCTTTCTTGGAAGGAGTCGAGAAATCAGCATTGTTTGTCACGCCACCGGGGATACGGAAGCCAGCCTCTTGAATAGTTGAGATTAAATCACCAGAAAGGTCAGGCTCAACAGGATCAACAAGTGTGATGTCAACCTCATTCCACTCGGTCTTTGCAGGCCAGTAGTAAGTATGGTTTAGATACTGGTGTGAAGACTCTGTAATGGAGATTGAAGGCTTGGTAGCAGACTTAGCATACCATAGGTTGCCACTGTTACCAAACTGAACCCTAAATCTATATGCGCGTTTTGGATCTCTTGCGGGACTCTGGGTCCAGAAAGTGCCGTTGGAACCACCTCTAACTGCCATGTTTTGTTTCTCCTGTTATGTTATAACTAGTAAGTTGTTTGGATTTTTCTTTATCAGTCCTCAAAAGANGCACCCGATCTTGTAATCACGAAGTCAATCGCGATGAACTCAATAGCACGAGTAGGCTTGATAAAGATCTTAGCATACATAATGTTTCGATCAACAAGATCAGCCGTTGTGGTTGTCTCGTCAAGAATAACTCGGAAGTCATCGACACCGAATCTCACCTTAACATCTGACAAGAAACTGTCTGCTCTTGACTTGAAGTCATTCCAAGTTGCTGTGACATTAGGCTGGAAGAGAGTTGCGCTTGCAATTCTTGAGATGCCTCGCTTGACAAAGATCATGAGACGTCGCACGTTGATACGGTCAAGAGCGGAAGGTGTAGCCTGAAGTGTCTTCTGGCCGAATACTACGATACCCTCTGCTGGGAAACTTGCGATTGGGTTAATGTTCACGTCGTAAAGGTCATCACGGTTTCTAGAAGTAAGCTTCTGCTCAACTCCAACAACAGTGAGTCCCCCTGCGCCCTGTGATAGCCCTCCTCGATTGAAGCCAGCAGGGGCGAACCAGACATCGGCTGCACGCTCTGTGTTCGCGAGAACGCCCAATGCGACGACACTAGGAGGCATTGTGACAATGTTGCCAGTCTGGTCGTCACGAACCTTGACCCATGGGTAGTAGGCCGCGCCGTATGAAGAGTTAAGGTTTCTTGCCTTGTGTGTGTTAAGCACGGTGCTTAGAACGCCTCTTCGGTCAGCGGCTGCGCTGCTGCTCTCCTCTCTTGGAGTAAAGCCATCAGCAACGTCGATAACCGCTAGAGCATCAGCCCGCTCTTCGCAAGTGTCAATAAGATACTTGGTGATCTCGGAGCTTAGGATACCGGGGATTGAAGCAGCATTCATTGAAACAACTTCTGGATCTGCGATAGTTCTAACCGCTCTGCGAAGTGTGTAGAAGACATAATTAGTTGCTTCGGTAGGTGAGCCAGTCAACTTGTGATTACCAAACGGGTTTCTTTCGGTAATATCTACGCCATCAGAGCCACCAAACAGTGGAGATGTAAATCGGTTAATCTTGGCGTTTAGCACTCTTTCAAAACTGACAGATGCAGAAGAGTTCAAAGACGTACCAGCGGCGTGAGAGCCAGAGATGTAGGCCGCATCTGTAATGTTCTGTGTAGGAGTACCAGTATCATATGCGTTAGAACCAGTGGTGATAACAACCTCGTCAAGAGAGAATCTGAACTGTGGTTCTAGACCGGTGCCATAACCATTCTGGCCGAAAGTGTCACCCCAAGTCGCATCAGAAATCTTATCTGAAGAAAGAGTTCGGATGTAATCTGCATATCCGGGGTCGTGAACTGCGCTTGCTAGGCTCTTGTTTGTCTGGAGACCAAAGAAAGCATTGGTTGTTGGGTCTGCGCCATCGGCACCGTTTGAACAACTTACTCGGGTTAGTACTCCAGGGAACACGATTGAGCCGGTTGCGAACTCTCCACTTGAGAACACCAACTGTGTATTCAGAGCATCCGAGAATGGAATATCATTTGACGCTAGGGCAAAAGTGCTGGTGCTTGGACCAGAACCAGAGGTAATATCAAATCCGGTGTACCTTGGAGGACCGAAGACGCCGAATGGTAGAAGGGAAGCATTGATTCCATCTACAACGTCTTCGTGCATAACAACACGGACATACTCGGAAACATTTGGGTAATCCCCAAGTTCACGGTATCTCTGCTCTACATCATCCCAGAAGACCTTAGCATCGCCAATCTTTCTAGCAACGTAATCAACACTGTTTGGATTCAAGTTACAGTTTGAGAATCTTTCAAGGATAACAGGTCGTAGATC